GACCCATAAGTCGCGACACCTGCCGCCTTTGCCTCAAATATCGCCTCTGCTATTTCTGTGTCCGTAGCACTTCCGGCGACTATACATTGTACTGAATGCGCTGGCAAACCTTCGCCATCTACTGCATCAGTTGAATTTTCATTTACCTGCGCGACTGTGACATTTGTAATAGCTTGCAAGGAATTTATCAAAGCCGGAATACTTGAGCCTCCTGATATGTCTCGATCATCAAATCGTTGTCTTAAATTTACATCTGACTCAATCGCAAAGCCACCAGTTGAAGCAAGTACATTATTTACATCAGTCAAACCAGATACAGGATTGACGATCTCAACAATTGTTCCAGCCGGAACTATTCCAGTTGTGCCGGCAATAACAGCCCTTGAATCTACATTTGTCCCCGAAGCATAAGCCGTGCCAATCTGGATTGTTTCAAATTGTATTCCCTGCGGAGTTTGTATTTTAAATCCTATCGGGATAGTTGTACCATTTGTTCCCGATACGCTTACTCCGACAAGTGCCTTTTTTGCTGCGTTCCGTGTTATTCCGCCTAACGCTACCGCCCGATCTAAAGACACACTCTCCGAAGTTTGCGGGAATAAAGAAAAATATAAATTCTCAAAGTCCTCCCATGTGTCACTTAATGCCTTAGCCATGTTTTGTGTAAATATTCCGACCTCCCCAAACTCAGACAGGTCAATATCCGCTCCCCACTTTTCCGGCTTTTTTGCCTCGGCATTAAGTTCATCCAGGATTGTATCATAGTCTTTCAAGACAAATCCGGCATCTGTTATTCCATAGCTCATGTCGTTACGCTCCCTGCAATCAAGCCCTCTGTTGATTCAGCAACAAAATCAACGGTCAATTCTCTTGTCGATTTATTTAATTCAATATCCATTTTCGTTATTTTAGTTATTCTAGAATCTGCAAGGATGGAATTTGTAAAAATAATCCTTGCCCGATCCTCAAGGAATGTTGATTGATTAAACAACCCAAGATAATCAATACCAGAATTTGGAGTCACAAACCATTCGCCCAGCCACATTGCTAATCTATTTTTGATAATTTGGGCAAGTGCGTCCGCCCCGGTCAGGACTTCAAGCCCGTCATCGACAAAAGAAAAATCATTGTTTACTGTTTTTAAAGATTTAATTCCCATTATGTTATTTTAACATCCTCAGATTTAAAAGTCTCAATTTGCGCTTTATAAATATTCGCCGCCACGGCTAAAGCTGTTATTGCCGCCGCATTTTGACCAGGGTCGCCGCCAGTTAATCCGCCGACCGATGTTAAAAAAGTATTAAGCGCATCCGTAAAAGTATCACCCAGGATTGCAGGCTCATTGCTGCCGCCGAAGTCCCCAATCTCAATAACATCATCCTTACATATTATTCCATAGCCATCCTCATGCCCGATTGTCAAACCATCTTCAGTTAATAAATCCGGCATGACAGCATTATTTTTCTTGATGCCGCCTAACACGCAAGCGTTATGTAATTCAAACATTTTAGCACTTGCCGACCTGCTATAATTATTAAGTGCATCTTCAATATCATGAGTTGCAAATCCGATCCAGACCAAATCTCCATTTGAATAATTTGGCTTGATGAAAAAACCCCCGCCTGTATGAAATAAAACCGGCAGATCAATCAAGATTGGCAATTCAATTTCTTCTTCCAGAGCATTCTTGATTTTTAAAAGCGGCTTTACGTCAGCCCTCATTTTAGAAGCATCGAATTTTTCAATTTTTCCGATCATGCCGAGTTGGACTTCTGACATTTTCAAATCGATCACGTCTTCTATATATTCGGTAAAACTCATATTTCCACCGCCTTGAAAGCACAATAAGAATTCCTATAAGTAGCAAAATTTTTCTTGCCTTCAATTATTTTCACAAGCGCGGAGGGTACATTTTTATCTTGAATTTTTATTATATCGCCTATCTGAATTTTATAAAAAAATAAAGTCTTGAACTGAAAGCCTTTTGTATTTTTCTCAATCTTGCCAAGCAATCCTGTCTCCGGGGAGATGAATAAAACAGTCCTATCCTGTGCTGTTGTTTTCGGTTCGATTTTCAATATGCCATTTTTAAAATAAAATTGTGAATCCGTATCTTTAACTATTTTTTTTAAAGCCTCTCTGAATTTTGTAGCCACAAATTTAGAATAATTTTTATCCTCGCCTAATTGGATCTCACTTGTAATTCCTACCCTTGACATCATTTCAAAAATTATAGTTGACGCTCTTGTATTTCTCCACATTTCGCCAATCTGAGCATTTGCCCATTTCGACGTTTTGTCGCTGACTGACATTTCCAATATTATATCTTGTCCCTTTCTCAAAACAGAATAATCCATTATTTCGCCTAATACTGCAGTCCCGGAATCTTCTATATATCCTGCATCAACTATAATATCAGAATACAATCTTGTCTTGCCGCTTTTTGTACTTTCAGCAAGCTTGATTGTCGCCGGTGCCGGATTATATAATTTAACTTTTGCTGTTGAGATTTTTCCGATCTTCAGGGTTTGAGAAAACTCAATTGAAAAAGGCGGGTATGTAAAAACAGTCCCCGCTATATTGACCGAAGCCTTTTTGTAAAATAATGCTTTATCAGGCAATGACATATAATTTCACCCTCGATAAATTGTCTGGCTCAACTGTTGTGTCTTCTATCTCGCCATCTGTTACAAGGTCGTCAATGTTAAATGGGACTAAAGGGTCGCTAATATCCAGGTTTTCAACCATCGCATGAATTAAATTAGCTCCATATATCAGCCGTGTTGTATACAATATATTATCGTCTGTGTCCCTTATTTCACAATAAATTCTATCATGAGAATCGTTTTTTCTAAATCTGAAAATATATTGTTTATCAAAAGTAAATATTTTTTCAACCGGCAACTCGTCGCTATCGAGTGGTAAAAATTCGAGTGTTATACTCATTAGAAAATATCCTTTAAAAGAGAAGTAGATTTTTTGGGTGTCACGCTACCCTCTTTTGTTTTCGTCCCTTTAGACGTTGCGCCTTTTTTTGTCGTCGCGCTTGTTGATATTCCGGTTTCTGTTGTTGTCGATATCGCAACATTTATATATTGCATTCCGACACTGATTTCCCATCCTTCTCCACTATCAACCGATTTGTTCCGTGAGACTGACGACAAGACAAGATTTTCAATATCTGTGTCGTGTCCGTAATATGTAAGAATCGGCTTTTCTTCCTTCCAGCGTTCAAGTGTATTAAATCGCTCTTGTATATTCGCGTTAAAAAATGATGTTGGATCAAGAACCGACCAGTCATCGTCTGTCAAAAGTGCTGTAAAAGATATATTTTTAGGCTTTGCATCAATATGATCTGAAATATCCCCACCATCTTCTATAGCATGTTGTGTCACCTGATAATCATCTGTCTCGGCAAAAGACAGAACGGCATCAAAAACAATATCATCCGTGCCGTCACTTATAAACGCATGGGCCCGCCCACCGAAAATTGCGCTTGATATTTTTCTTATCAAACTCATGTTATCGCTAACCCCGATTCAGCCGGAAATATATTTTCCGATAAATCATTTAGAGCATCAAGGATAATATCCTTTATTTCTTCTGCGCCTTCGGTTGCATTTTGAACTGTGATCTGAATTGATCCGACAATATTTTTAATCGACACACGATTATTTGTCGAACCTGAAGGCGTTATGAAACCGCTTGCACCTGGTGTAAATAATTCAGCCCCCTGCTCCCCAACAATATAAGAGGTCCCAGCACTTACATGTCCGCCATTTGCTCTACCTGCTGGTTTTTTGGCTGTATCGTCACCAGAGAACCAATCCAAAACAGAAGAGCTAAGTCCTTTTATACTGTTCCAAATTTTGCCAGGGAGGTTTTTAAAAGTATCAATAATAGAATCAATCAATCCCATGAAAAAATCAATCGGAATTAACGCTCTGATTATATCCATCCCGAAATCGCCAAGGAAATTTAAAAACTTATAGAATAAACTTATAACATAATTATAAACCCATAAGATTTTTTTAGGCACAAGTTTAATGATCCCTAAGAACCATTTCCAGATATCTCCCGCCACTGACTCCCCGCCTTGAAACGCCGTGATAATATCATCGACAATTAAATAAATCACTGCAACCGCAGCCGCTACGGCTAAGGCTAACGCAATAATAGGAAGCATCGTTAATATTAAAGCCTTCGCTGCCGTGACAGCCACCCATAACGCGCCGACTAACACGACGCCTACGGCAGTAGACAATGCCAAAATTGAGATTTTTAATATCGCCATCCCTCGTTCCGTGTCAATAAATTTTACAAAACGCAACAATAATTTATTTATCATTTCCAAAACAGGTTTGAAGGCAGAAACAAAAATGTCGCCAATTTTTCGAAAAATTACACCCTTAAATCCTTTGTATGTTGTTATTAGTCCGCCCCATGTTTTTGAGAGTGCCGCCATCATTCCATGAAATTTCCCACCTTCGGAGGTCATCTTGACAAAGGCTTTATTCACTAGCTTCATAGTCACTTCGCCTCGTCCCATTTTTTCTTTTAGTTGAACAAAGGTCATTCCAAGTGCCTTCGCCATTTCTTTACCAGGCAAGCCTGCATCGATCATTTGCCTGAAGTCTTGCCCCAACAATCGGCCTGCCCCTGACGCTTGAGCAAAAGCATAAGAAAGCCTTTGAAATTTAAAAGCATTCCCCCCTGAGATATCGCCTAACATGCGAAGAGTGGGGATCATTTTTTTTACGGTTATCCCGTATCCCATCAACATTTTTGCTGTGTCTGAAAGTTGGTCTGGTTCTAGCGGAGTCTCTATACTCATTTTATCAATTTTTTCTAATAAACTTTTCGCGGTCGCGGCACTACCTGTCATAACTTCCATAGATTTTGACGTTTGCTCGAAGGCGTCAGAAAGATCAATCATGTTGCTCACTACATCAAATGTTTTTTTCAAAAACAGCCCAGCTCCGACTGCCTGAATTGCCCCTTGCAAACCTATAGCTTTTTGTTTTGTTTTGTTTAAATCTTTATTGAGTTTGTTAACGCCTTTCGACGCCTTATCTTTTAAGAATACTTCGCCGTATAGTTTTCTAACTGCGCCCCCCATTATTTTTTAACTCCCTTCTTTTGTTCCTTAATTTTTTTATCAAGCGCAAAATTAGCCTCAAGCAAAAGTCCTGGCTCCCCTTCTGCGGCCTCTGTGTAAGTCAGAATTTTATAAACAATCGGCCTCCAGAAAAACCACTCATCATCAACCTTCTTTTTGTAATAACCTCTGTCCCTCTTTCTCAGCTTTTTTGTTTTCTGGGAATACATATCCGGCGTCCAATTGCCCTCGCAAAAAGGAGGGCAGAATTTCCGCCCATACCTCCTCTAGCTCCTGAAGATCTATTGTGTCAAGATCAAGCTTCCCACCTTGTTCCGGAAAAACAACATGCTCAAAACAATAATCCAAAAGAGGCGCGACATCAACTTGAGCCGTCCGGACATCAAGAAGAGTTTTTTTAACTTTCAGCCATGCCCTGTTTCCTGGATGTTGTAATTTATACACTTTCCCATTTACAACAATTCTGTCTACTTTCACTTTTTCTCCTTTTTCTTATATATTAAAGATGCGACATAATTAAATCTGCGGATGTTATCGTCCATTCAATTCCTGACTCTTCGTCCGCGTATTCAATATCCGGATCGGAACTAATCCAACATTCCGCACCAGCCGCTATATGTTTAGCTGTAGAATTTGATTTACACATAACCGGAAACGTAACCGGATTTCGTTTAAGCAAATCCAGAACTAAATTTGACGGGGAAGTTTGTTTCAAGGTGAAGACATATTGTCCAGCGTCATTTGGGTTTTTTGTCCTCGACACTTCCCCCCATGCGCCAACATGAGTTTTATATAATTCAGGATCAATTTTTTTACATGTCACAAATGTTCCATCCATAAATCCTGATATTGTCAATCCAGACACAACCAGACTTATTTCTGTTGGATCGTATGTTCCTAAAAAATTACTTGCCATTTTAAAGCCTCCTTATACTTCTATTAGTCCTGTTATCGTTGTTTTGTGTATCGCCCCAGCCGTAGTGTATACAAATTTTACGCCAGTCAAGTTTCTATTCGCGCGATCATTGACAGATAGTGCAGAACGCAAGGGGACAGTAACTTGATAAATATATAATTTATCATCTGATTTTAACAAATCCGCATCAGATACGGCTTGCGCAATTATTTTATTGTCCCCAGCTCTTTTCAATACCTCTCGTACAACCCCCTCAACTTGAGCAATCCCGATATCG